ACTGCATCGAGCTGCTCCGCGAATTTGACGGACGCAACGCCCTGGACATCTCAAAGGCGCGTGGGATTGCGCCTGTCATCCTGTACCGCGGGCTGATCCTGGCCAAGTCGGAGCGCAATTTCCTGTTCAGTCTGCAGGCGGCGGGCGTTGCGCTTTCGTCAGCGCATCTTGTGAGGCTTGCTGAGCTTTGTCGTCTGGCGCCAATGGATGAGACGACAGTCCGCTCACTCGGTCGATCAGGTTGCCAAACGCTGCCAGCACCGGGGGCGAAACCACCTGGTGATGCCGCTGACGATCGCGGCAAAGCATGAGCCACGCTGCAATGTTCTCTGTGCTGAGGTCTTTTTCCACCTCGAGCAGAAAAATTAGCTGCTGCATCAGCAGCTCCAGCGCCTCGACGCGGGCCTCCAGTTCGGCCTGTTTGTCCATTTGTTCCCCCTTTATTGGTTGTTGTGTTCATGCCCGCAGTGTCTCAGCAGGGCGCTCTTCAATCTATAGCAACGTCAGGGCTCAATCACTATGACCGTATTGGATTCGGCTTTCAACCTGGTGCACGCCAATGGCGGTGCAAAGGCGGTGGCGCCGCGTATTGAAAAGCGGCCGTCATCACTGAACCATGAACTGGTGGGCCGCGGCAGCGCGAAGTTTGGCCTGGTGGACGCGGTGAAGGTAACTCAGCTATATAACGACCTGCGCATTTTGAACGCGTTTGCAGCGGAGTGTGGTTGCCTGGTGCTTCCGATGGTGGAGCTGGAGGCGGGTGAGGCTGACGACGTGATGCTGAGTATGGCCGACATGGCGCGGGAGTTCTCTGAGCTGGTAGCCAATGCGATCCAGGCTAAAGCGGACAACAAAGTCACGGCAAACGAACTGGCACGTTTGAAAAGGGATTGGGCTGAGCTTGTGTCCCATGGCCAGCGGTTCATCTCCGGAATGTCAAAGCAGCATGAAGCGGGCAAGCCGGTGCCGGTGCGCAAGGGGAGGGCGAAGTGAGGCTCTCTTTTTTTGCCTGGTCAAAATTTGTAGGTATAGGCCGACAGGATTTGCAATGCTTCGTTACGCCGCGGGGCCGCATATGAGCCGGCCGGCAAGCCTGGCGCGCCGGGCGCTGCTTAATGCACTGTCTGCTGGCGCCAGCGGGACCTATGAGGCCTTGGCCGCCGCTGTTGGTGTGTCGCCAGGCACAGCGCGCGCGACGCTTAAAGAACTGAGCCGGGCCGGCAAGGCGGCAGCGCAATGCCGCGTGCGGCGGCCTGGCGCATCGAGCGCAGCGCCGGCGGTGTACTCATGGCCGCACCAGCAGCCCTTGGACGCCCTGGGCTTTGCCCGGCAGGTGTGGAGGTAGGCGTGCCCAGCAATCAAAACAGCACAGTCCTGGCGGAGCCGCCGGCGCTGCAGGTGGGGGCGCGGTAGTGGCCATCGACCTTCAAGACGTTATCAAACAGATGCGGGAACGCGGAATAGAGTCGCCGGCCGCGTTGGAGGCTGATGGCAAAAAGCACACCTGGGCGGGCACGCCGGGCAAGCCAAAGAAAAAGAACGCCTGGGCCATCCTGCATGAGTGGACCAGTCCGAAAAGCGGCAAGACCTTTATCGTTGGTGTGTATGGCTGCGGGGACCAGAGCAGCTGGTGGTCAGTTGAGCCCACTGAGCTGGACTCATCTCCTGCAGAAAAAGCCGCCTGGCTGGAAAAGAAAAAGGCGATTGACAAGGAAGCGGCCGTAGAGCGCCAGGCGCTGGCAGACACGGCCAGCGCGAAGGCGCAGCGGCTCTGGGACAGGGCGCAAGACAGCGGGGTGAGTCCGTACCTGCAGCGCAAGAAAATAGGCGCCTATGGCGTGCGCTTCACCTTCGGCAAGATTCTGGTACCGCTGCGTGATGTGAACGACAAGCTGCACGGCCTGCAGTGGATCGACCAGGACGGCGGCAAAGTGTTCGGCACGGGCACCGTCAAGGAGGCGCACTTCCACCTGGTCGGCGAGATCCAGCCAGGCGTGCCGATCGCCTTCGGTGAAGGTTATGCAACCTGCGCCAGCGTGCATGTGGCCACCAGTTGGCCCACAGTGATCTGCTTTGATGCCGGCAACCTGATGCCGGTTGTGACGGCCTTTCGCAAGCTGTACCCGGACCATGAATTCATCGTTGCCGCCGACGACGACAAGCACCTGGTGGCCAGGCTGTGTGAGCGGCTGGACAAGCACGGCGTGGTGGTTACGCAGAAGGATTTCAGCCGCAGCGCCGGCGGCCTGCGTGACATGGCCTGGGACTTGCCCGACGGCCGCAAGGTGGCGCTGAAGGCCAAATGGGCCAAGGACCGCAATGATGTGTACTACATCGAGGGTGCGGTTACGGTGGACGGCGTAGCGCATCTGCTGCGCCTGGAGAACGCCGGCAGGGCCAAGGGGATTGCCGCTGCCAAAAAGCACGGTGGCCGCATGGTGTGCCCGCGCTTTGAGGACAGATCTGGCCGGTGGACGGACTTCAATGATCTGCATTGCCTTGAGGGCATCGAAGCAGTACGCGAACAGTTGACTGCGCTGCCGGCAGTTGATGAAAAGGCAGCACGCAAAAACGGCCCGCCTGGCGGCGATCGCGGCCCAGGTGATGGGGGTGGTGGCGATGACAGCGGCCGGCGCCGGCTGTTCTTCCCCTACCTCACTGAAAAGTGGGAAATCAAGGGCATCCGCGAAAACGTCTATTTCGCTTTCAACGAAGACCCGGCCCTTGCGGAGCTGGTGCGTTACAACGAATTCTCCCACCGGCTGGACAAGACGCGTGAGGCTCCGTGGAAGGGGTCTGTGGGCACGTGGACGCCGCTGGATGATCTGCGCCTGGCCCACTACCTGGCGCAGACGCATGGGCTCATCGTGGCCAACCCGATAACGATTCAGCAGGCGGTGCTGATGGCGGCTAACGACCTGGCTTACAACCCGATGGTCGATTACTTCGACAGCCTTGAGTGGGACGGCACTGAGCGCTTGCATATCTGGCTGCGGGACGTGATGGGCGCTGACGATTGCGAGTACAGCGCCAAAGCCGGCAGCTACTTCCTGCAGAGCATGGTGGCGCGGGTGTATGAGCCCGGCTGCCAGATGGACTACATGCTGGTGCTGCAGGGCGCCCAAGGCGCAAAGAAAAGCTCTGTCCTCAAGATCCTGGCCGGGGAGTATTACGCCGGCGGCACGTTCCGCATCGGTGACAAGGACTCAATGCAGGTGCTGCAGGGCCGGCTGCTGTTCAACTTCAATGAGCTGGACTCGATGGGCAAGGCCGAAAGCACGGCCGTGAAATCCTTCGTGACGGAGCGGACCGACGTGTTCCGCGCGCCCTACGCGCCGTCCTTCAGCGAATACAAACGCAATTGCGTGTTGACGGGCGACACCAACCAGGACGACTTCCTGAAGGACGCCACTGGCGACAGGCGCTGCTGGCCGGTGCATTGTGCTGACATCAACGTTGCGCTGATGGCCAGCATACGCGACCAACTGTTTGCTGAGGCTGTGCATCGGTACAAGGAAGGTGAGCGGCGCTATCCGGACAAGGATGAGGAAAAGCGCCTTTTTGAGCCTCAACAGGACCGCTGGAAGTTTGTGGACGTGTGGGTTGACGTGTTGTCGGCGTATGTCAACAGCAAAGAAATTCTCGGGGTGCATTCCAGTTTTGAAGGCACGGTGAAGGATGGGGTGGAACTGCAGAACTGCCGCCGGTCCTTCTTCAGTACGCATGAACTCATGGTGAAGGCGCTGGGGCAGGACGTGTCCAAGATCGACCGGGCCGGCAACCAGCAAAAGAGCGTGGCCAATCACATGCGGGCGCTCGGATTCCAAAAGCATCGGTGGCGCGTAGGCACAACTCAGCGCCATGGGTTCATCAGAGTATTGGACTCATTGGAAAAAGCCGCTACAGGCAGCTCTGGGCCTGCGCCAGCGGGCGAATCGAGTGTGGAGGCCCCGCCATGGGAATAGCCGCGCACCAGGTCAAGGCAGTTACGGTAACCGAGGCGTGCCCCACTGGCACGTTGAGGGCCTGCCTTGTCCTGGGCGGCCGTCCACCATGGCGATGGCGTCCACTGTTTTGGCGTGGTGGACGCCTGTGGTGGACGGTGCAAGTTGTTGATTTGATTCAGCAATTCTCAATCCGTCCACCACGTCCACCAAATCGCCTCCTGTGCGTGCATGCGTGCCTGCGCACATGGGCGCGTGTGCATGCGCAGGCGCACATACGCGCGCGCACGACGCATAAACGTGGACGTTCCGGACGGATTGGAGGAAAGTAAATGGAATCAACCACTTACGCCGTCCACCAACCCGTCCACCGGACGGAAAGCGTGGACGGTTTGCCGGCCCTGGCGCCCGTGCCCACCTCCATCAAGGACCAGATGCCACAGCTGGCGGCGTTCCTGCAGCAGCTGGCGGCCAGCATGGGCCGTGAGCATGTGCAGGCGATGGTCCAGGCCGCCACTGCATTGCGTGCGGCCTATGACCGTGATGACTTCGCCGCCGTCAGTCGGGCCTATTCGCGTGGTGATGGGTGGATAGAAGCAGCTGAGGGCGGCTTCCAGGTGGGTGTGCCTAAGGCCTACATGGAAGCGTTTGCGCGACGGCATCGACGCGGCGGCAGGGGCGGGCGATGAATTGCAAACGTTTTCATTTACCACCAATCACCTTTTTGTGATAGTAGCGGCCAGCCATGCAAATCAAACTCTCGACAAACCTCCCTTCGGTGGCTGATGCATACCGCAGGGCAGAACGCCAGGTGCCTTTCGCCCTGGCGCGGGCGTTGACCTTCACGGCCAAGGACGTGCAAGGGGCCGAAAAGAAAGGCATGGCTGTGTTTGACAGGCCGACGGCCTTCACCCTCAATGCCGTGTACCTGCGTGCTGCCACCAAGCAGACGCTGCAGGCCGAGGTGTGGCTCAAGGGCGATGGCTCACGCGACAACACACCCGGGCGCCACTACCTCCTGCCGCAGATCGAGGGCGGCAGCCGCACGCTCAAGCGCTTCGAGCAGCGCTTGGTGCGGGCAGGTTACATGGGCAGCAATGAGCGCGCTGTACCAGGTGCAGGGGCGCAGCTCGACAGCTTCGGCAACATCAGTCGCGGGCAGATCGTCAAGATCCTGAGCCAGCTCAAGACGGCGGCGGTGTTGGGTGACAGCAGCAACGCCACCGACAGCAAGCGCAGCCGTGCGAAGCGTGCCAAGGAGCAGTACTTCGTGGCAGGCGTGGGCTCACGCACAGGGCGCGGCTCCTGGAAGAACGGGAGCAAGGGCCAGCATTTGCCGCCCGGTGTGTGGGTGCGCCGCAGCTTCGGGCCGCTGGGCACGGCCATCAAGCCCGTGCTGCTGTTCGTGAGCAGGGCGTCCTACCGCAAGCGCTATGACTTCTTCACCATCGCCGACACGGTGGTGGCCCGCCGCTTCGGTGGCCATTGGCAGAGCAGCTGGGAGTCGGCACTGGCAACAGCGCGCTTCAGCCAGCAGGGCAGGCTGGTATGACCCGTACCCCACCCCCTTATCTAGGTTCTTCCCAGCCCGTCCACGTCGAGGGTAATTCGAGGCCCGTTCTCGCGCTAGTTTCTGGACTTTCACTTAGTTAAGGGATGCGTTAAGTCATGGCCAAAGTTAACCTCATCACCCAAGCAGAGTACGCCAGGCGGCGCGGCTGCAGTGAGGCGGCCGTGAGCAACGCAATCAAGGCGGGGCGCATCAGCCTGATCGACGGGAAAATTGATCCGACCGCTGCTGACGCCCAGTGGGCGAAAAACTCCCGCGTCCGCGCGGGGTCCGGCAAGGCGGCCGCGCCAGTGCAAGCGGCTGCCGGGGATGACGCCGACGCTGGCCAGAAACAACCCGGCACTCCGAATTACTTGAGTTCCCGCTCACGCCGTGAGGCAGCAGAGGCAGAGCTGGCAGAGATCGAGCTCGCCGAAAAAAGCGGCATGGTCATCCAGGTCAAGGCGGTGGAGGCGGTCTGGGCTCAAGCGATGGGCGCCACGCGTGAACACCTGCTGCAGATCCGGGCGCGTCTGGCGCCGCTGCTCGCGTCTGAGACTGATCCGTTCAAGGTAGAGCAGCTGCTGGAGGAGGAGCACAGCCGCGCGCTGCAGCTGCTGGCTGGCGCCGACTTTGGGAAGGTCGAGTCTTGAGCGCGCGCGATATCCCTGACGACATCGCACGCGCAACGGCCCTGCTTGCGCGAACGAAAGCCCGGTATCTGGCGCCGCCCCCCAGGGTCAGCACCGCGCAGTGGGCACCGGAGTACCGCTTCATTGCCAAGGGAAGTGAGCGTGGCCGCTGGCGTAACGAACGGACTCCCTACCTGGTAGAGCCTATGGAATGTGCCAGCGCGTACAGCCCGTATGAGCGGATCATCATGATGTTTGCCACGCAGCTGGGCAAGACGGAGGTGCTTTACAACTCGATCATGCAGCGGATTCATACCGACCCGCAGGACATGATGATGGTGCAACCGACGCTGCAAGATGCGCAAGACCACAGTGGGCAGCGCTTCCTGCCCACGATCGTCCAGACCCCTGTGATGGCGGGCCTGGTGGCGGTGCAGCGCAGCCGTGATGAATCCAGTAGCTGGCGCAATCGCAGCATCCAGGGAGGCTTTGCCGTGTTCTTTGCCGGCGCAAACAGCGCCAGCTCCCTGGCATCCAAGCCCTTGGGATTCGCCACGGCCGATGAGGTCGACAAGTGGCCTGCGGATGTGGACAACCAAGGTCCTCCTTTGGCCCTGCTCGATGAGCGGATGAGTAACTTCAGCCGGCGCAAACTCATCATCTGCAGCACGCCGACGATCAAAGACGCCAGCGTGATCGAGTCCGAATACCTGCTGAGCGATCGCCGGATGTATCACGTCCCGTGCCCGCACTGCGATGAGCGCCAGGTCCTGGTGTGGGGGAGCAAGGAGCAATATGGCCTGAAGTGGCTCAAGACCCTCGCCGGCGATCCACGGCCGGAGACCGCTGTGTATATCTGCCGGCACTGCGGCGCCACGATAGAGGAGCATGCAAAAACCGACATGCTGGCCGGCGGCATCTGGATACCTGGTGCACCAGGCGCCGGGCGTGGCAAGCGGGCCGGCTTCTGGCTCAATAAGTTGTACAGCCCGGTCGGCTGGCGCAGTTGGGCGTCCCTGGTCGAAAAGTGGGACGCCGCCAACAAGGCCCACAAAATCGGCAACTCCGGCCCGCTCAAAGAATTTACCAATTCCAGCCTGGCGGAAACCTGGGAAGAAAAGGGCCGCGGCGGCGATGCTGAGAGTCTGCGCAAGCGGGCGGAAGACTATGCGCTCAACGTGGTCCCGCTGCGCGGTTTGTTGGTGGCCATGGGTGTCGACACCCAGCCTGACCGCCTTGAAGCGCGTGTGTGGGCTTTTGGACGCGGTGAGGAGAGCTGGCTGGTGGCCAGGTACGTGATCTATGGTGACCCGAACCTGGATGAGGGCACTGAAGGCTCTCCCTGGACGCAACTGACAGAAATCCGCCGCACGGCAGTGATGCACGCCAGCGGATCGCAAATGTGGATTGAGGCCACCTGCATCGATTCAGGCGGGCACAACACCCAGGCGGTCTACAGCTACTGCCGTGACCATGCCCATGCGCACGTGCTGGCCATCAAGGGCTCCAGCATCTATGGCAAGGCCGTGTTGGGTAAGCCCAGCCTCCTCGAAGTGAACTGGCGCGGCCGCACCATTCCCAACGGTGTCAAGGTGTGGCAGATCGGTACCGACACTGCCAAACACCTGATCTATGGCCGCATGCGGCTGACGCAGGCCGGGCCCGGCTTTGTGCATGTGCCCAAGGCTGTTGCGGACACCGATGAGTTTGAGCAAATGACAGCTGCCAAGTTGCTGCCGGTAGTTGTACAGGGCAAGCACACCATGCGCTGGATCACGCCCCAGGGCAAACGGGAAGAGGGCGGTGACTGCCAGGTGTACGCCTATGCCGCGGCGTGCTACCTGGGCATTCAATCGTTCAAAGACCCCAGCTGGTCAAAGCGTGAAGTTCGGTTTTGTCCCGCCGAGCCGGATCTGTTCAATGCGCCGGCGCAAGGCGATACACCGGCGCCGGCAGACCAGCCCGCGCCAAAAGTGCAACAGCCGGCCGAAGAGTCCGCAAGGCGCCAGAAACCTCAAGCATTCAACAGAGAGTGGTAAAAAAATGAAGACCAACAAACCGTTGCCCAATGCCCCCAGCCTGGCAGATCCCGACCTGGTCGATCGGATCTTTGAATATCTGCTTGCCGAATTTCCGCAGATAGCCGGCAAAAAGCTGGAGGAGTCCAAGCGGGCAGTGCGGGAGGAGTTTCGTGGTGAACGCCCTTACGTCGCGCTTCGCGGCACAACCGAGCGCCAGCAACAAGCACAACAGGTGCTGGCACTGTTCAATGGCCGCAATGCCAGGGAGGTTGCGCGGCGCCTTGGAATCAGCAAGCCGACCGTCTACCGGCGCCTCAAGCAGGCCGGCAGCGATAAATCCAGTCTCACTTTTGCTTTAAATGAGACTCTCAAGCAGGTAGGGTCACAGCCTACGTCGCCCGCAGCTGCAGACACCATCCACCAGGAACCCAAATGGCCTTCACCCAAACAGACCTTGACGCCGTGAACAGCGCCATTGCCAGTGGCGAATTGACCGTCAAACACAACGGGCGCGAAGTCACCTACAGGTCTATGACCGACCTGCTGCAGGCCCGTGAAACGATCAAGGCTGAACTGGCCACAGCAACAGTAGGCCGCGCCGGCGGTGCGTTTCGCTTCACCTTCGGCACATTGCGGGGTGAATGATGGCGAATTGGCTTGACCGCGTCATAGGCATCTACAACCCGGACAAGGCGCTGCGCCTGATGCGTTCGCGCGAACTGCTCAAGCGCGCCTATGAAGGTGCAAGCCAACGGGACGGCTGGCGCCCAAAGCGTCCTGGCGCCTCTGCCAACACCGACCATGCCGCAGACGCGAACACTTTGCGCATTCGCTCCCGGTCGCTCATTCAAAACGTCCCGTACATGGCGCAGGGCATGCGCTCCCTAGTCGCCAACATTGTGGGGACCGGCATCACACCCAACTGGACAGGCAAAGAGGCTGCGAAGTTCAATGATGCCTGGGCGGCCTGGGTGCCGTTTGCTGATGCAGATGGCCGCCTGGATCTGTACGGACTGCAGGCCGCTGCCTACCGTGCAATGGAGCAGGACGGCGAAGTCCTGATCCGTATTCGGCCACGCCGCAAATCCGACGGGCTCCCCGTGCCCATCCAGTTTCAGCTGCTGGAGATTGACTGGCTTGACTCCACCCGGAGCGAAACGCGCGGCCCCGACACCGTAGTCAACGGCATCCAGTACGACGCGCTGGGCAAAGTAAGCGGGTACTGGCTGTTTGAACAACATCCTGGCGAAGTCGTGTCGTTCCGCTCGAAGCTGCGCAGCAGCTACTTTGTCGCGGCCGACAAGATCATCCACCTATTTACACCTGAGCGGCCGGGCCAGGGCCGCGGCTTCCCTCGCACTGCGCCTGTTGTAGCCAGCGTGCGCGATCTCCAGCTGTACGAGGACGCAGAGCTGCAGCGCAAAAATCTGGAAACCAGGCTGTCTGTCCTGGTGTCGGGCAGCGCCAGCGAGCTTGCTGGCGGTCCACCTGACAGCGATCCGAACGCGAAGGCTACCGCAGAGCAAACCGGCAACCTGGGCACACTGGCCAGCGGCGGCATTATGCAGCTGCCCAATGGCATGACCATCACTGCCGTTGAGCCCAAGGCGGCGCCAGGCTATGTCGAGTATGTGAAATACCGCCTGCACCTGATTGCTGCCGGCTGGGGTGTCACCTACGAAATGATGACCGGCGATGTCACGGAGGTCAACTTCAGCAGCGCCCGCGTGCGCATGCTTGACTTCCGCCGTGAGGCCGAAGTTACTCAGTGGACGGTGCTCATTCCCAAGCTCTGCCAGCGTATCTGTGTGGAATTTGCAAACGCTTGCGAATTGGACGGCCAAGTGACCAGGGCCGACTACAAGGTCGACCACGCCACGCCAAAGTGGGACTATGTCAATCCCCAGCAGGATGTGGCCGCCGATCTGGCAGAAATCTCTGGCGGCCTGTCCAGCATCAGTGAAAAGTTACGCCGGCGCGGCTACAAGCCAGAGGTCGTCTTTGCCGAAATGAAAAAGGATTTCGACAAGCTCAAAGAGCTGGGTCTCCTGGACATCATGCTCATGCTGCAAAAAGGCAGGCAGCTGGGCGATGGCGCTCCGTCGGGTGACGACGGTAAAAAGCCCAAAACGTAGACCCTGAAAAAATCGTCTCAAGTTTGCTTAACTTGAGACAGCAGGCCGCGCACAGTAGCGGCCATGCCTCAACCCACCACCTCCAAAACAGCCACGCGCCGCGATGACCTGCCGCTTGCAGGCCGCTCCATGGAGCTGCGCGACTTCACGCGCCTGGCGGCTGACGGCGATGCGCTTGCACCGCTTGCTACGGCCGTGATGGTGTTCACCTCCGGCGCAGCGGTCCAGCGTTATGACTGGTACCGCGAACGCGTCTACCTT